CTTAAACAAAAAGCCGGACGAGCCGCTTTTAGGCGGCTGGTCGGGTGGTGTATCCGGTTTCCCTATTTTCCTCATCTCTGGCGGTCAGGATCTCTCCTTGCAGCACAGGTGGGGGTTGAGGAATTCATACTAGCACTGATGTTCTATTTCGTCAAGAGTCCAAGTCACAATTTTCCTAAACTCGTTCGCCGCTCCGTTACCTTTTCAGCCGATTGATTGAGCACCAGCTCGATCAGGTCGTAATAGACCGGAAGGTTGTGCATCGCGGCAAAGCCCACTTCTTTATCCGCCCCTCTTGATTCCCCCGGCAGGCGCAGCAGGCAGTCGCAGTGCAGGATCCATTCCAAGTCGAGCTCCGTCCAGAACTCGTAAGGATGCGGGAACATCAGGTGCCAGAAATGTGAGAGTAATGGCGCGATCGGCAGGTATCCCAGGTTCGCCAGTTCGTCGGCTACTTTGAGCGAAGCACGCACATTCACAGCCACGTCGCCCTTGGTGTACGGGGAGGCAATATAGACGATGGTTTTCACTTCCCACCTTCTCTCGGGTGAGCGGTAAGCATCGCGGCCGTAACCCAGCATCCTAATTCGTGCCTCTCGTGTTCATTGGGATACCATGTGCAATTACAAATTGGACATCTACAATATGCATAATTATGATCGTGAGAGAATTTTTCTACCCAATCAACCGCATGTTGTAGGTTTTTCCTCGCCTCGTCCAGTTCGGCGCGACGTTTCATGAGTTGCTTGTAGGCTTTGTCCGCTGTGTTCATCCATGCATCACGCGCGGCGCGAAGTTCTTTGTTCTCTTCAATGGTGTCACGCCACATATTTCTGACGTTAATTAGTTCTTTTCGAAGAACAAGGTTTGATATTTTTATATCTTCGAGTTGTTGATTAAGTTGGATTATCGTTTTTCTTCGTTCATCCAGAACAACATAGAGTGAGAAGATTCGCTCTTCTAAATCTTTTAACTCGATAGCGGCTTGCTCTGCAATTGGTAAACCTTCATGCCAATTATCCTCAAAGAAAGTTTGTCGTCTAATTAGTTCTTTAAGTACTTTTGTGTTGTTCATTTTGCTCTCCTCAGAACGTCAAGATCCCACGATCTTCATAAACCGACGGACCCGCTTCGCCCTGGTTGCGCAAGCCACGATCCAGCCCCATCAGCAAAGCCACCATCCCGTCGATCTTCTCTTTCGACTTTTTCTTATCCGGTTTGATGTTGCCTGCCGGGTCCATCAGGGCGATCAGGTTATCCGCCATCCAGGTCAGTACCGGGTTATTGCCGTGGGCAATCTTGTGGGATGCCACCAGGCGTTCCATCTCCTTCATCGGTGGGCTCATCGACTGATATCCCTGCCCGAACTGGATCACCTTCAGGCTCATTTTCTCCAGCGTCTGCACCACGCTCGAGGCGCCCCAGCGATCGAACGGGATCTCCATGATCTGGAATTGCTCGGCATCCTGCTCCACTTGTTCGAAGATCCAGTCGTAATCGATGACGTTGCCCGGTGTCGCTTCCAAATATCCTTCGTTCCGCCAGGTGTCATAAGGCACGCCGTCGTTCTTGCAGCGCTCCAGCAGGTTGTCCTCCGGGATCCAGAACCGGCAAATCACCGACCAGGGATCGCCGTCCGCCAGCGGCGGGAAGACGTGCACCAGGGCGGTGATATCCACCGATGTTGACAGGTCCAGCCCGGACCAACACGGCCTCCCTGCCATCGCCTCCGGCAAAGCCAGGGCATCCACCGGACCGGAGCACAGGCGCCACTCCGTCATGTTCATCCACTTGGTTTCTCCATGCACCCACACATTGAGCTCCTTCTGCAGGAACGCATTTAGCGCCGAGGTCATACTCTTGGCGCGTTCGGCCTTGGTACGCATATCGGTAAACTTCTTGCTTACGCCCAGGTTCGGGTTGGCTTTGATCCACACCCGCTCGTCCCGCCAGTCGTCCCCATCGTCCAGGGCGTACACGATGCCGAACCAACTGTCGTCTTCTACGATCTCTTCCAGCACCTGGCGGGTGTACTCATGCTTTTCCCAGCACACGCTTTGTCGATCCGTTCCAGACGTGGTGATGGCGATGATCATCGGCTGCCGCCGGGAGCCGGTGGCTGTTTCGAGCACGTCCCATACTGCCCGGGTCTTGTGCGCGTGCAGCTCGTCGATCAAGGCGGCGTGGATGTTCAAACCGTCCATCGAGTCGCTGTCCGCTCCCAGCGGTTCGAATTTCTGATCCCGTTCCGGGCAATGCAGGTTGTCCTTGTAGGTGATCACGCCGTGCTTGCGCAGCACCGCCGACTTCTTCACCATCCTGACCGCTTCCCCGTGGACGATGCGCGCCTGGTCCCGTTTGGTCGCCGCCGAGTAGCATTCCGCTCCCGGTTCGCCGCCTGGCTTTTCATCGGCAAATGTCAGATACAACATGATGCCGGCTCCCCAGGTGCTCTTACCGTTCTTCCTGGCCACCCCAAGATAAGCGGTCCGAAATCGACGCGTTCCCCCGCTATCCTCGCGTTGGCCATTCTTTTCGATCACCCAACGCGGGTGCCTGGCCCGCTTCCATCCGAATAAACACCAGGTGATGAACTTTTCCCAGGGCTCGAGCACCAACGGCTGGCCAGCCCATTCTCCTTTCGAGTGTCGCAAGATGCGGAAAAAATCCAGCGCCCGCTGAGCAGCTGCCTGGTCGAAGACCAGTCCACGCTCCGCGCCGGTCTTCAGATCGTCCAGGTGCCGCTGGCATGCCAGGCGCACCAGCTTGCCGGCCGGGATCCGGCCAGAGACCACGTCACGCGCATACTGCTCAGCTGGTGGAATTTTCCTAGGCACCTGGTCCTCCCGGCGCTACTTTGGCTTTTGGTCCAAAAAGTTCCTTCTCCAGCTTTTCCTCTTCCTCGGGCGGGTTGGCTTTTACCCTGGTCCGGCTGCTGGGGGTGATCCCGAACTCGGACGCCAGGGAATTAAGCAGCATTAGACTGCGGTTCGAAATGGCCAACCAGGGATTTTGTACATAGTTGCCCTTGGTCGTTCTCAAAACATCGCCGTCTTTGGCCAGAGCTTTCTCTGCTCTCAACCAGCGTTGATAGGTTACACAGTAACGCGCCAGCGCATCTTGATCCACCTCGGTCAGCACGCCCATTCGGTGCAGCTGCCCGGCCAACTTCTGCCACTTCTTCTTGGCTTCGCCGGTCAGGTGCGCAGGCGGTGGAGGTACGCGGCTAGGCCTGGGCGGCTGCGGCTCTGACCTGTTTAACGCGCGGTGACCAGGGTTGCCGTTCAGCTCCTTGATCGCAGTGGGAAGTGGTTTCCTGCCGCGTGCCATCTATTTATGCCCCTCATGAATTACGCGGATTCCACCCCCCCGGTCGATAATTACGCGGTTTATACCCACCCCTATTGAATTATGCGAATTTACCCCCCGGCATCTAATTTCGCGGACGCGCGAGTTTAGCCAGCCGACCGGTACACTGCGAAGGCATCGAGTGAATCTTAATGGCCCTGGTATATCAGCGATCACTTTTGAGTGAATTGCACATAAAGTGAGCGAGTTGCGTGTTAGATGGTTCATGTGTGCCGCCTTTTGCTAAAGGAATGATATGATCAAGTGTTGCACTTCCTGGGTGGGGGTGTCTTAGAATTGAATCTACTGGCTGACCACAGATGCCGCAGATCCAGTGATCACGCTTGAAGATTTCTTTTCTGTTTACATTCCTTACGAATGCTTTATGTTGCCTGGCACGACGTCGATCCTTTTCTTCTTGTCTTCTTATTGATTTTGTAATCTGCAAACAAGTCATCGAACAATGATTTTGTTGTGGGTGATGGGTTTCGAAAGTCCTTTGACATACTCTGCAATGCTTTTTATATATCGTTGCCGACTTCAAAACATTTAACGCGCGGCACTTACTTGAACAGAATCTTGTTTTTTGTTGCCAACTAGAAAATTCATCTCCACAAGTCGCACAAACTTTGACTATAGGGACCTTGACTGGTTTTTCTATTTTCCTTGGTGTTTTGCTCCACTTCCTAAAGTCTGCATAAGCGCATTCTCTTGAGCAATATTGATTACGTTCCTTATGGAGAGTCAAGTATTCTTTCAGACAATACTTGCAAGTGAATGTGTAGTGAGCGTATTCGCCCGGGTGTTCTCTCCTCCGTCGCTCTGTACATAGTGCAGAACAAAAGCGCTGATGTATATGCGGTTTATTTGGTTCAAACTGGGTGCCACAATACTCACATGTATTCATCCCTGCCTCCAGCGACCGTCGGACCTGGCCGTCTTGCGACTGTGGCAGGTGTGGCACAGCGCTTGCAGGTTGCTTTCATCGTCGGTACCTCCGTCTCGCTTTGAAATAATATGGTCCACGTCCGTCGCTTTTTCCGGGGTGGTATGGACCTGGTAAGGGTCCACACAATAAGGATGTTTTGATAAGATCTTTGCACGCAATCTTCTCCAATAATTTCCGTACCCTCTTTCAGGGGGCGACAATCTTGCTGCATCCACTGCTCGTTGGCGTTCACGCGTGTGAACTTCACACATGCTGCTGTGTTGAGAGGCTGGGCGCGGACAACCTGGATGCATGCAGATTCTAGGAGGTCTTAGAGGCATCGTTCTTCTCCAACTCCTCGTATGGGATGTTCAGACCAGTGATCATCCTGAGGAGTGATTCCAGTTTACTAATGCTGGTGTTCCAGTAGACTGGCTGCAGGCAGACCGCGCACAGAGCGCGTTCGTCCAGGATGTATTGATTGCCAACCTGGAGCACATTGAGCAGGACGCCATTCTTCTCGATCTCGACAACCCTGCCGACATGGGCACCACATGTCGAACAGGTCTTGACCAGACTGACAGAGACTCTTGCAGTAGTCATCATTTCCTCCTCAAGGTCACGGAACCGTCATCGATGCAGAACTCTGCCCGGCGGGCGGAATGCTTCTCCAAGTAACGCTTGGCTGTCTCGATGCTGACGCCCAGCTCGTAGGCGGCTTCTCGTACTGCTTCCCGGTAGGATAATTTCCCGTCTTCTTGCAGGATCCCGGTGATCAAGGCGACGAAAGCGTGTTCAGCGTGGTGGTTGAATGCGACAATATCGGTCTGTTTGAGTCCTTGCCCGGGTCCTTCGATGCGATCACGCTGCTTGCCTGCTGGCCTGGTGGGCTTGGGTCTGGAGATCTTCTTCGGCCTTGTATCGTCCTGTTTGGTCATGCTCTCCTTCTTGGGTTCGGGTAAATGCGCATAATTCCGATGTGCAGCTCGATGTGGTCTTGCAACACTTTCAGATAAATCACTCATCTCAAATTCTCCTCATAAAAAACACACACACACGCACACACACACATACTCTCTTAATTACATTGAAGGACCTGAAAAAGACAGTCAAACCGGGGGTGATGACCCAATATATTTGACGCGCTTTCCACCACGTGCGTACACGCGATATTGGTCTTTTGTTGGTTCCGCGGCAGCCTCCAAACGTTGGAGATTCTGGACCGCTTCCTCCAACCAGGCCGGGATATGGCGGACCCGTTTGACGTGTTGCCCGCAAGCGATGCAGATCGGAGGCAATCCCAACCTGATCCGGGTCTCAGATCGGCGAGGTTCATACCCTTTAGTGGCTATGCGCTGGGCAAGAGCAGGATCCGGACGACCGTCCGTCGTGAGCACTTTACAAGCTATTGCCACCTTGCGCCAGGATGCCAGTTTTGCATGCTTTTCCTGCAATTGTCGAGAGAGCCGGTCCAGCGGTCTAGTTCTCATATTCGTGCGCTTTTTAGGGGTGTTACAAGCTGTAACAGCACCACTCCGGGGTGGTTGGTCATTTAGTATGCCTTGTTGGCTGTTTTGCTGTCTTTTTCTTTCGTTTCGCTGTTTTTTCCTTCGCCGTGGCCAGATCGAGCCAGTGCTGGTAGCGTTTTACCACGGCCTCACCATATTCAACTGCCATACTTGCAGTACGAGCCGACATCCGCAGGATCCTAAATTTCCTGCGAAAATGGATCACTGCCGCGTAGCGCTTTTGTCCCTTGACGAAGTATTTCTGCCGTCCATAGAACGATAGCAGGCGTGGATCACTTCTTGACGATGCCATGTGAATTCCTTTTATCAGCGTCTTGCTTCTTCGACCTGGTCGTGCATTCCGGGCAATATGACACTCCCTGGACTGGAGCAAAGGCTTCCCCGACCGGGAATGTCCGCCCACAATAGCAGACGAGCAATTCCCGGTCATAGCGCAGCACCCGGTGTGCATGGCTGGCATGCGGATGGTCTTTCAACCAGCAGCCAAGGAACTGGCGCGGGTTAATGATGGCGACCATTCTTTTTGTCATTCTCCATCAGAGCCTGACCAGCCAGCCGGCTGTCGTGAGAGACACCCTGTTCGCCTTCGGCACACCAATCGTGCGGGAGCACGGTCGGCCAGACGGTCAACGCATTGTTCCCTCCGACCGGGTATGCGTTGGGAGTATGCCGCCTGCAGGTCCCAGCGTTCCTGGGATCTTTGAGGTCGGGAGTATAGAAAGTGCACATGGTGCAGGAGGCTGGTGTCATTCGTCTTCCTCGCTTTCATCTTCCATTGCTTCACGGTGCTGCGTCGCGAGGCGGCCTTCATCGGGCTCAGGTTCTGATTCCGTTTCCGTGGCAACAGATTCAGGCTCGAAGGCTTTCGCCCGCTCCAACCAGTCTTTTGGTAAAGCTAAGCCCCAGGTTTTTGCGATTCCCTGAAGAGATTCGGCGCAGGCAACTGGGCCCTCCTCTTCGTTTTCATAGAATTCGTTCTCCAGCATGTCGCTCATGAATTCGATGCGGCAGCGGCGAAGTTTCTCTTTCCTGGTAAGTTCTTCCCCGCCATCATCTGGCTTGAAATTATCATCATCAAACCTCGCCAGCGCCATTAGGAAACCAAGGTTGTCGAGACCATCCAGAAGCGTTGCAAAAAGTGGCACAACTTCTGCCTCTTGAAATTTTTTG